AGCGAGCCAAGGACACCTTCCATTCAAACAACCGGGACCCGATCTGCACGATGGACCCGGAGCTCGGATTGGCAGGAAAGGCTTGGTCATAGGCGCGCATGCGGTAGCCGGTCAAGTAGCCAGCCCCAGTGACCAAGCCAGTTGTCGATAACACCGCTCCACCTGCGCCCGAGATCTGCGAACTAGATCCAAGGGCGCTGCCTGCATTCCAAAGCGCCGCGGCCAAAGGCTCCAACGACGAGGCGACAGAAAGCGTGCCCGATGAAAAGAACGCAGCCTGCGCTGGTCCATTCGTGCCGACCAGATTCGAGAAGCTTGCGCTCGCCGTCGACTCCGTCGAACCCTGGCCAGCGACCTGCGCCCCGCACGTTGGCAGCCCCAACGCATCAAAGATCCGGCGCCAGGCCAACGGGCTCGCACCAAGCGGTCGAGCGGCGAATGTAGAGGTGCCATACATGATCAATCCTCCTCTGTATCAAATGCAGCCAACTCACGACTCATGCTTGCCTGCTCGGCCAATTGGCGAAGATGTCGTATCTTTCGACGGAAGATGCGCCAAGAGCATCGATTGCATCGTGGTGTGCTCGTTCAGCCTCGAAGCAGGCGCGCACATGGAACGCAATGGTCTTCAGCAATGCGTTCATCTGCGCAAGCGTAAACGTGAACCGCCCTGACTCGGTCTTGAACAGCACATCCGCATGGTCGTTGGCCTCCATGCCTTGGATCAGCTGCGCAACGCGGACTTGATCTTCGATCCCCGTTTTTACCTTTATGCCATCGGCCAAAGTGATGCCGCCCGTCTCGATCAACCGACGTCGCGCCGCAACCGCATCTTTCAGGCGACTACGGTGCTCTTCGAGCGAGAGTTCCTGCCCCGGCCCAGGTCTGGATGTGGACAGGTCCTGCAACACCCAGCTTCCAGCGACCGCGAATGGCCACTTGCCGGCTGTCGCCGTGGGAGGCATTGCGTCGAGACTATTGCCTGGCATCAAGTAGACACCGGGCTCCAGCGGCGACAAGTCGCCTTGGTCGAGAAGCAATGGCGCCGTGAAGGCACGTGTGCTTGGATCGAACGAATAGACAGTCTTGCTCATGATCCGCTCAGTACTTGATGATCGGGAGGTAAGCGCGCGACTTCACGCGGACTTCGGACGCGACGGGCACTTGCCGCGAGGCCGCGAACGTCATGCCCGAGGCTTTGTTCACGCTGATGTTGTTGCCAGCCGCCCCGGTGGTCCCGGCAGAAGCTATGAACGCCCCATAGCCCGACGCCTCTGAAATGCCGCCGTAAAACTCCGACCAACCTCCCGAGATTTCACGGATTGCGTCTCCCTGCTCGCTGCCAAACACGCGGCCCGGGTCGTATCCCCGACCATCGTCCCACCCGCGATCCACCAAACCGCGGTCATCCGGCAGGTTGAAGGTGGTGGTGCCATTGCCGGTGCCATAGGTCGTTCCGATAGCGCCGAACAACCCCGCGTAGACCGTGCGAGATACCGCCGCGCCATTTCGCTTGAGCCAGCCGGGTGGCGGCACGGAGGCCGCCGTGTAGCCAATGACACCCGGCTCGACTTGCGCGCCCAGCGCCTCCCGCCAATCGGCACGAATGAGGGTAGAGGCAGGCGCAAGCACCGTGAGAGAGAGACGCTTGTTGGACTGCGTGAAGTTCACTAGCGAGCCCACGTTGCTCGAAGAGACGACCGTGTCTCTCGAGATCGTGTTCGCGTTAAGGTATGTGCCTCGGCCGAGCTCGAACTCGCCCGTGGGGCGCCCTACGGCATCGACGCTTTCGCACAGATAGTGAATGGTCGACCCAACTGGTACCTTCTCCGCGAAAGTGGAATACCCCAGGTCCGCGCCAGAAACCACAAGGTTGCCGGTGCCGAGCGTGGCGCATGACTCGACAACCCGGTTTTCAAAGACGACAGCCATGCTCATACCTCGAACGTGACCTTGGTGGTCGTCTTCAGCCGGGGGGCCACGCCGGCCTGGATCGGGATGACCGGGTCGAGCGCCCCGTAGCTCAGCAGGATTCCGTTACCGGCAGCAGCGGTGCCGATCCCGAGGTGCGTCGCGGTCGATACGCCTGCGCCGGACACCTCGACGAACTCCATCGCCGCGACCAGGTTGGCCACGTTTCCTGCAACCGTCCATCCAGCCGGACCGCGCGCAACCGCGACACGTGCATATCCCGGATAGGCCACTTCATTCGTGGCTTGGTTCGCACCTGCGCCCGGGGCGGCTGCATGGAGGCTCACGTACAAGGATGCCGAAGGCGATGCGGTGGCGTTGTCGGCGATGCCCGGAATCGATACGGCTTGAAGGATGAGTTTGAGAAGTGCATTTGCAGAGGCGGTGGTGTAAGGCATGTGATGCTCCTTGGTTGAATTAATTGAACTGACCGAAGTGGCCTTGGGAATGCGCTCAGAGAACGCGATCAGCTGTGCTCGGCACGGCAGGAAAGTCGGCGACGGGGTAATGCAGCAGCGCGCTGCGCTCGGCGATGGAGTCGATCAATGCATCGTGCGCCGCCTCGGCGGAGAAGCACGCCTGCACGTGCCGCGTGACGGCATTGGCAGCGGTCTGCAGCATCTCTCTGTTCACGCGACGAAATCCATCTGGCGTCTTGAAATCGATCTCGTCGATTCCCGCCTGCGTCATCTCGGTGATGGCGGCCAACATGGCCGCACGATCCTCCCGGCCGGTGCCTGCACGCATCCCATCGGGCATGACGAGGCCTGCCACTTCGAGCTCCCACCGCCGACGCGCAATCTCGGCCTTGAGAGCCGTGCGCAGATCGGCGAGCGACCGAGGGTCGTGCCAGGCATGCGTCGACCAGTCGAAGACATGGTCTGGACTCGGACGTTCAGGCATGGCAACAGGCCGGCCATCGACGATGTAGTGATCCCGAGGCACTTCCCCCAGGAACAACGCCTCCATGGACGCTTGCAACTGAGCGTCGCACCACTCGCGCCGGGCGACGGTGCCCCAACGAAGTACTTCGCCGGTGATTCGGTTGTAGATGGTGAAAGAAAACATGTTCAGCGGCGCGTGGAGAGCGCGTAGATGGAGGTACCGGCAACGCCGGCAAAGGGAGACATCGAGACCATCGTTAACGTGTGACGGCCAGGCGAGAGCGGAACCACAATGGCACCCGAGATCGTGCTCAACGCGAACCCCGCCCCCGTCCACATCTGCACGCCGTCGACGTAGATGTGCGCGTACGCCGTGCTCATGACGAAGGTGCAACCGAAGATGAAAGTCTGCAGCGTCTGATCCCCGGGGATATCGTGAATGACAGTGACGGAAGTGCCACCCGAAGCCCCCGCTGTGGGAACCGTCACGGCCTGCCCGCGCAGGCTCAGCGTGTCGATCACGTCAACCTCGCTGATCGTCAGCTTGTTGTTGTCCAAGTTGAATCCCGGGCCCCACATGCGGAAAGACCCATCGGCGGAGTTCATCCGCAAGCCGGACTTGTCGCACATGATCTCGGCGAACGTCTGTCCCCCCTGGTGCCGCGCGAGTACCCAGCCCCATTGGCCGTCGCCATACCATTTGCCCGCGCTGCGCAGATAACCCCAGCCGCCGACACCGTCGCCGGAAATGTCGACTTGGCCGGCGGTCACGTAGCCCAGCCGCGACGTGATGGCCGACAGCTGGTTGACGTTGATCGCTCTCGCGCTGATCGTTCCGTCGACCACCAGGTTGCCGTCGATGCCGACCGTGGAGACGCCCGCAACGGCACCCACCACAAAGGGGTACCTGATCGCCCCCTGGGTATCGATGGTGCTGATGGCGAAGCGGTCGACAAGGACGACCATGTCGCTCTGCTGGCCGTCGTTGTTCAGCAGGATACCGGCCGTCTTGTTGCCCGCGATCACCTTGAGGCCCCACTTCGCCGATAGGCGCCCCGTCTCTTCCGCACGCACTGCCGACTCGAGCGCAATGGACGCCTCGGCGCCGTTCACGCGCGCAGCGAGCGTGGTGCGCGCAGCGGCCTCAGTCTCGATCGCCGAGGCACGCGCCGTCACCTCCTGGCGCACCGCGGAGATCGCGCCGCGGTCGCTGGTCTCCGCGCTGTACGGCGTGACCGGGAAGCGGCCCTGCTCTGCCTTGACGTAACGAAGTCCCAGCATGCCGCCGGCGGTATAGCCGGACCAGGCGAACACGACGGCGGCCTTCACTGCGCCATTGGGCGCGACCGCCTCGACAGCCAGTTCGTTGCGACGATCCTGCGAGTTCAGAAAATCGTGCGCACCGGCCTTCTGGCTGCCGGCGACTCCCAGCGAGCGGCTCGCCCCATCGAAGAACTCGAGGACAAGGCCCGACGTTCCAGTCTCGGAATTGAATCGCGTGTCGCCCGAGGCCGAATACCAATTGCCGGGACTGACCGGAAAACGCGGGCTCGCCAGTTGGCCTGCAGAAGGGACTTCGCCGGTCAACCGCGCCGAGGCGCCCCAATCATCCTGAGCCAGGGTCCATGTGCCCGCACTCGCGGTCCATCCGTCGAGATCGAACTCGAAGCCGCCGTTGAGCACCAGGTTCGCCCGCACGTAGCCCACGGCCTTCGCCGCCACGGTGTCGATGCGTTGCGCGAGCTGTTCGTTGCCCTCGGTCACCAGGTGCTGCATCTGCGTGATCGCGGTTCCCCGCTCGACGGTCTCGTCGAGCAGGCGCTCCGCGATGCCCGAGTTGACGTTGAGCAGGTCCGCGACCATGCCGTCGAGTCCCTCCTGGAGCTCGGCCAGTGCCTCGTCGATGGTCGGCAGCGAGGCCAGCTCGACATAGCCCGCATTGCCGGCATTGCCCGCGGCATCGAAAGCGATCACCCAGTAGAGCCGGGTGGCGGCCACCTGCTCGCCCCGCTCGTAGTTCAGCGCCGGCGTGCGGCCAATCTCGATGGCTTCGGCCAGTGTCGGGCCAACCTTGACGATGTAGGCCGAGATCGGTTGCGTGGTGCCGCAAGCCTGCCAGCGCAACTCGATCTGCGATGACCACACCTCCCCATACACGATCGGCTGCGCAGGCGACGCGACTTCGATCGTGGTCGAAATCGGCACACCCCACACACCCTGCGTGTTGCCATGCTGCGCCCAGACCTTCACCGTGCCCGTGGGCAGCCATTCGATGTTCGCGGTGAGGGCCTTGCCGGTCCATCGCTCCACCGCCGTCTCGAAGGTCGGGCCGACGAAGATCCGCGTCGCACCCCATTCGAGCAGGTCGATGCCTGCGGGGGCGGACCAGCGCGCGATCACGCCATTCGCTTCCACCGAAAGGCTCAGCCCCTCGACGTCGCCCGGCTTCACGCTCGCGCCCTGCAGCGTGTGTGTGACCATCGTCCAGTAGCTGGACGCATAGGCCGTCATGAAGCGCGCGCGCACCTGGTACTCGCCGTGCACTTCCAGGCCGAGCAGGAAGGTCTCAGTGGCGGTGCCCGGAAGCGTGACGCTCTGCCAATCGCCGACCGGCGTGGTCGTGCGCCATTGCACCTGCACGTTCCCGCCGCGGCGCACTGCATCCTCCGCCGACGCGGACCAGCTCACGCGCGCGCGGATCACCAACGTGCCGCCCTGCTGCACCATTTGCTCCTGGCCGCTGCGCACCTGTAGGTCGAGCGGGGGCTGCGGCAGCAGGAAGGGGTTGGGCAGATTAGTGTTGGGCGACGGATCGCGCAGCACCTCGTCGGCGGTGTCGTAGAAGGCCTCTTCATCCTCGATGACCTGGAACGAGAGCGGCGAGCTCATCGAATAGGTCCAGTCCTGCACTCGGAACGGCTTGTTGGCGAAGCCGTACAGCGCACTGGTGAGCACGATGCGGTCGCCTGGCTGCAGGTGCCAGGCCAGCATCTTCGGATGGACCTGCAGCACGAAGCCGCCGCGGCTCTGCTCCACCAGCACGCGCGCAATCTGGTGAGTGCGGGCATGAGCCGTGGTGAAGGGCAGCACGAGGTCGAGGAACTTGTCCTTCTGGTCGTTCTCACGGAAGACCGCGTTCTGGTACTGCTTGAAGTCTTCCGATACGCCGTTGCGCGTGAGGTTGACGTACGTGCCCCTCGCGCCGTTGTAGCGCGCGGTGCCGGGGTTGCAGGTCTGCACCACGGTGATGGGCGCCAGCAGGTCGTCGTCGGTCAGCGAGAGCACCGGCGTGGTCCAGGCGCCGGCCAGAATGCGCCATACGCCGCCCGACTCGAGGCTGTAGCCGGCCATCGTGTCCTCGAGCTGCTGCCGCGTGCTGTCGCGGTCCTGGTCCGATCGGAACATGCCGTCGCAGGTGTAGCGCGCCACGCTGCCGCCGTAGTTGGGCCGGTCGGCAGCCACAGTGGCAGGGTTGTAGATGGCCGTGTCGCAAGCGTTGGCGGCAACGATCAGCGCGTTCTGGTCGATCTGGTCGTTGGAGGCCAGGTAGCCTTCTTCCGAGCGCAGAAAGTCGGCCAGGCACAGCGCAGGGTTGCGGCTGTACGCGGTCGCGCCGGTGCGCGGGTCGTAGACCTTCTTGCCCTTCACGTTCGCGGTGATGGTTGGCAGGCCGCCCTGGAAGCGCTCGACGAAGAGGTTGAGCGTGACGACGATGTACGTGTAGCCGCTGAGCTTGTGTGCTTCGGTCCACAGGCCCTTGCTCGCGGGCCACGGATCGAGGTTCGCACGCATGTACGCATCGGCCGTGTCGACGCCATTGGGCGACAGGTGGATCTGCACGTTGACGCCAGGAATGCCGCCGCCGATCGATTCCGAATCGGTGACGATGAATTCCGGGTTCGACGAGTAGCCGTTGGCGTCGAGCGCGCCGATGGAAACACCGTCGATCTGGATGTCGGTCACGGCTTCGCAGGGGTGCGCGGCCAGTACCATCACGACGTGCTTGAGGTGGCTGTATTCGCCGCCAGTGAGCACTGCGACCACGGCGCCGCCGACCGGTGCGGGCTCACCGTAGATGACGGTGTGCGGTGCGTCGGATGCAAGGATCGTGGTGGTGCGCTCCTTGATGTTCGCGACGTCTTCGGCGAGCTTGCGTGCCGCAGCGGCCTTGGCCTGCTTCTTGGCTTGCATGTTGCCGTAGGCGCTCGACACGATGGACAGTCCGACGGCAACCCACGCGGCAGTAGCGCCGCTGCCGAGCAGTCCGACGATCGCGCTTATCCCCGAGATGACGTCCGCATTGGCTGCGCCGCAGACCGAGAGCAATGCGATGGCGAAAAATGCACGTCGAATCAGATACGCCATGTCGCAACCCCCGCACCAAGTGGCAGAAACACCAGCCGATCCGCCGCGGGCGCCGCGATATGCGACCCCGTGCAGATCCCGAAGCTGTAGCCCGACACACGCCCCACCTTGCCGCCGCTGCGCGCCAGCACCACGTCGCCGCGCTGCGCCATCGCCCCAGGCAGGGAGGGGCCGAGCCGCGCGGTGGCGGCCGACAGGAACCCACCGGCCGCACGCACGACACGCATCGCAGCCAGCAGGTTCTTTCTTCCGACAGGCGCATCGGCGGCGCGCAGATCCGCCAGCGGGTCCTTGCCCGTGCACGCGATGATCCAGTCGGCCGCGATGTGCGCGCAGTCGTGCCGGAAGTACTCGAAGGGCACGTCTCTTCGTGCCGCGATGAAATCGTCCAGGTTCTTCGTCATGTTCATTTGCCTCGTGCTCGGGCCCAGTAGTTCAGTGCCATCTGCAGGTACTTGTTGACCCACACGGTGGGCGACCCGATCATGGAATTCAGGTATTCGAAGCCGCGCTCGCCGGGGTGCCTGACCTGGTGCTGGGCATCGTTGGTCCGCAGGGACGCGGGGTTCGAGCGCACGTCGTAGGAGGCCGTGCGGCACTCCATTGCGATCTTTGCGGTGGTGCCGTCGCGCTCGACCTTCATCTGGTCCATGACGCCAGCGAAGCGCAACACAGGCTCGCCGCTAACCTGCAAGGTGCCGGCGTCGAGCAGCGCGATCCACACGCGCACGCCCCTGTCCTGGTATTCGCTCGGATCACCGAGCGCGAGCGCGCGCGTGCCGATGTCGACGGGCGACAGCGTGAGCGTCAGCTTTTCCGCAGCGCCGTCCTCGCTTTCGTGAAGCTCGCCGATGGAACCGAGATGGCCCACGCCCTGCCACGTCTCGCCCATCAGCTGGAGGCTGAGCGGCCAGTTCGTGAAGCGCGCCGTGCCGCTGCGCAACTTGAGCTCGACGAGGGCCAGCTGGCCATAGGTCTGCGAGCGCGCGGCCGCTTGAAAGCCGGAGCTGGTCAGGATGGTCATTGTTCCCAGGACTCCATCAGGTCCAGGCTGAAGCCGCCCTGCGTGCGCGACTCCGAGGCCCAGGTGGTCTTGCTGTCGACCCGCCGCATCAGGCAGGTCGGCCGGTCCCAGACGACCGCGCTGCCGGCCACGACAGGCGTGCGCAGCACGGGCTCGAACCGCACGGTGATCGCGCCAGCGGCGTCGGCCACCGCATCGGCCTGCACGTGCAGCATCTGCCGCTGGTTCGAGCCCTGGTTGACGCCGATCCAGTCGCCCTGCAGCAGGGTCTTGCCCGCTTCGGATGCGCCCATGCGGATCGTCAGCTCGGAGGCGCCGGCGGCAGCGGCCACCGCGGTCCACGCACCGCGCGCCGTGCCTCGCGGCACCGGCTGCAGCATGTCGTGCACGGCCAGCAAGTTCACTTGGCCACGCATCGAATGCACGAGCGAGCGCCAGGCGGCGGCATCCCGCATCAGCGGAATGCGCTCCTCGCTCACCAGCGTGCAGGTGCGGCGCGCCGGGCCGAGCACCGCCACCTGCATCGCGCCCGATTCGCTGTTGCTGAAAGTCAGGTCGTACGCCTGGAGGCCGAAGTCCTGCCGCTTGACCGGCAGGTCGGACGGAAGTGTCACGATGTTCATTGGGGAAGCACCTTCACGCGCTTGAGTTGTTCCATCTGGCCGCGGTTGTTCTCCGCGAGCAGGCGTTGCATGTCGGCCATCACCGCGCCGCGGTCGGAACGCGCGTCGATGTGGAAGACGTTGGATGGCGCGAACTGGATCGTCGGCACGGCATTGCCGCCACCGCCAGGCGCGCTGACCCCGAGGCGGCCGTCCGCGCCGCGGCGCAGGGGCATGATGGCTTCGGGGCCGGCTTCGCCCATGAGGCCGATGCCGCTGGCGAAGGGGAAGAACGTGGGCTGGCTGACGACGCTGTTGGCGTAGGCGTGCAGGCCGGGGGAGGCGAAGACATTGCCCTTGGCGCTGGCCCATCCATTCAGTCCGATGAAAGTGCCAAGGGTGTCGCCGCCCAGCAGGTTGGAAATCCCGGCGGTCGCAGAAGTCCATCCACCGCCGAACAAGCCGGCAACGGTTCCGATGAGCCCTCCGATTCCGGAGGACGAGCTCCCCCCGGATTTGGAGTCCGCACCGGAGGAGCCCTTGAGCGCACCGGTCAGCCAGCCGGCAAATCCATCTACCGCCTCTTTCAGCGTCGCGTCGTAGAACGCATCCGCCAATGACTTGACGAGCTTCTTCTTGAGCGCTTCGCCCATCTTGTTGATCGCGCCCTGGCCACCGCCCTCCAGCAAATTCACGAACCCGTCGCGGAATACACCACCGATGTCATCGGACATCTTCTTCGCCGCGTCCTCGCTCCTTTCCTTCGCCTTCTTTTGCTTCTCGCCCTCGGTCTTGAGGCTCTCGGACTTCTGAGAGACCTGCAGCAGATCACTTTCGGCCTTCAAGCGATCCCGCAAGGACTGGATGTACGCAGGATCGACGTTCTCCGTGGCATCGAGCTCCCTGATCTGCCGCTCCAGTTGCACGATGTTGAGCTTCTGGATCTCCTTCTTGGAAAGGCCGTAGACGGCGTTCTGTTCCTCCAGCGCACGCGTCTGTTCGCGGATCCTGTCGACGGCCTGTTGCGAGGTCTTGAGCACCGTGTTCCGGGGCGTCGCGTCCAGTTCCGCGTAGGTGCGGTCCGCTTCGTCGTTGACGAATCCGCGCTGCTGCTCGATGGCTTTCGAGCGCTGTTCCAGCTTCTGCCTGTCGGCGGCCGATCCCTTCTTCGAGCCCAGCAAGCGAAGCTCTGCCTGGATGGCGTCTTCCTGATCCTTGAGATCCTTCAGGCGCAAGTCGCGCTTCTGGCGGACCACGGCGTAGTCGTCGAGCAGATCGCGCTTGCGCAGGCTGTCGATGTTCTTGAAGCCCTCGGCGGTGACTCTGGCCTTCGCGTTGTAATCCTCGCGGACGGCCTCGATGCTCATTCGCAGACCGTCGTCTTCGGCACGGCCTATGCCGGAGTTGCGGGCGGCGCTTCCCCGCTTCTCATCATCTTTCTTCTCGTTCTTCTTGACGCTCTTGGCAAGGTCTGCATCTCGCGCCCGAGCAGCTTCTGCCTTTTGAGACTCAGCCCTCGAGGCAAACTTCTGGCTCTCTAACAGAGCATCTCGCTTCGCCACCGCCTCTGCTCGAGCCGCGTCCAGTTTCGCGTCAGACGTGCCTCGCCCAAAAGCCGCGCCGCCGCCATTGCTGACGAAGCCCTTGCCTTGCTGCGTGACATCGATCTGCGCAATCTGTTTGTCGACCGCCTCGATCTGTTGCTGAAGCGTGACGGGACGCCCTACATTGAGCATGGCGTCCCACGCCTTCGCGGCGATTCCCGTGATGCTCAGCCAGCCGCGCTGGAGACTGCCAAGATTGGCGACAACCTCCGCTGTGCGCTCCTTCATCGCAGCGGCGAACGTCTTCTGAGCGAGTGCCGCCGCCTCTTCCGTCTTTCCCTGCTTCTCCAGGGCAACGATGCGCTCGTAGGTGCTTGCGCTCAGGTAGTGATAGGTTTCATTGAGCTTGACCGACGCCTTAGAAGGCTCGTCCGCCAGCTTGACGAAGTTGCCCACGGCTTCATTTATCGACGTGCCCAGCACACGATTCATTTCCGCCGTCGCGCCTGCCACTTCACTGACGACACTGCCGCTGATCCTGCCGGTATTGACCACCGCTGTCACTGCCTCGGCCGCCTTGGCCTGCGTGCCCTGCGTGCCCGCGATCTCGATGGCCTTTGTCTGCAGCTGGTCCGTCGAAAAACCAACGTAGTTGCCGGTCATCGCCTTCGCGGTGGCGTAGGCCGTGGCTTCCTTGCTGCCTTCGACATAAGCCTCGGTCAACATGGTCACGGCATTCGTTGCCAGGTTGAGTGGAGTGACGATGCTTTTGAAGTACGAGCCCACTGCGCCAACGGCCGAGCCGACTCCCCCGAAAGAGGTAACAAGCTTCGTCCCCTCACCCACCAACGAGGTCAAAGGCGACTGCCCGCTCTGAATGCTTGAGAACAGGCTCTGAACTGAAGAAGCAACCTCCTTGGCAGAAGCCGCCGCCTTCGCCTTGGCCTCTTCGGCCTTGCTGGCGCCGCTCGATATCCTGTCGACGAACTTTGAAAATTCGCTCAATACCTCGGCCAGGTCCGCCTTCATCGACGATGCGTTCATCGTCATCTGAATCGCTAGTTGTTGTGTTGCAGCCATGTCTGTATGGTCCGTTTGAGCTAAGAAAAAAATGAGGCCGACATCCGCCGGCCCCATGCTTCTTCGATGGCCGGAGGCCCTCGCGGCGCCGCTAGACGTTCAGCACCGCGATGCCTTCGTCTTCCATCACCTGCAGCTGCAGGAACACTTCGCGCTGGCGTGCGCGGGGAATGCCAAGGCGCTTCATGGCGACGTCGACGGCGCCGAAGTCAAGGCCCTGGAACCACGCGCCCGCCGCCCCCGCGACGACCCGCCACTGCGTTCGGCAGGCATGGAACACCTCGAATGCTTCCTGGTGTTCGGGCCATAGCTCGAAGGGTGGCGGGCCGCCGCCGCTGGCCGTCGAAGAGACGAGCCTGACTGGGTCGAGACCGAGCGACGCGCACTGGCTGCGGAGATCGTCGTCCAGCTCGTCGTGGACGCGATGCGCTGCTCCGAGCACAAGGCGCGCGGCGCCTCTCAGTTTTTTACTGCGGCCGGGTACGCGTGTTCGAAGTAGCTGTAGGCAATGGCAGCCTCGAAGGACGGCCACTCTTCCACCGCCGCGGCGCGGTTCTCGGTGGTGCAGATGAAGGGTGCGCCGTCGTCGCCGTCAAGGCCCTTCCAGTCGGCCAGCACCATGTCGAGCAGTTCCCTGTCGGTGAGGGTCCGGCCTTCGAGGCGCGACTGAAGGGTGTCGTTGTCGGACTTGGTCAGGCGCTTGAAGACGGCGCTGAAGCGCACTTCCTCGACCTGGCCGTCGCCCGGCACGCGCATCACCACCGGCGCGACGAAGGTCGGCTTCACGGCGATCTTGAGTTTCTGGGGCATCTCTGTCTGTTCCTCTGTCCAGTGGGAATGGTGATGACGACGAAGCTCAGCGAACGACGATCGACCACTCGTCGTTGCCCGCGCCGGTGGGCACGAACTCGAGCGGCACGGTGATCATCTGCACGCCGTCGACGTCGCTGAAGGTCGGCTTGCCGATCTGCGCGTGCGGCGACAGGAACTCGACGACGTTGGTCGGGCCCTGGCCGTGCTTGAGCGCCAGGTTCACGCGCTGGCTGGCGCGGGCCATGCCGATCCAGTCCTTGGTCGCGACCGAGGTGTTCTCGAAGGTGACCGAGCCGGTCGACACGCGCGCGGTGATGTCCACGGCATCCACGGTCATCAGGTCGCGCTTGATCACGGTGTTGCCCGCATCGAAACTGAAGGCATTGGCGGCCACGCCCAGGCCGTCGAGCATGAGGGTGGTGTTGGCCTTGTTCACGCCCAGCGGGTCCATGAACTTGGCGTAGTCGGCCACGGGCAGCGGTGCGTCTTCGGCGGGCACGAACAGGCCGGTGAACTCGAACTGCCACTTCGGGATGCCCTTGGCGTTGATGGTGGCCTTCACGTTGCCGTGCACGTCGGTCATCTTGTAGACGGTGCCGTCGACGTTGCCGTAGATGGTGAGCGACTCCAGCGCGTCGGTTGCCGGCGTGAAAGTGGTGCTGACGCCAGGTGCGGTGTTGACGCTGATGGCACAGCCGCGCATCAGCGCGGCATACGCGGGCACGTCGCCGGCCGCGGCCACGCCCGCGATCTCGACCGAGAACGCGATCTTGCTGTACTGCGTGACCAGCACGGAGCCGCGCGAGCCGAAGTAGGGGCGCACGTTGTCGCGCTGGACGACGTCGCCTTCGATGGGGGTCAGCGTGACTTCGCTCACCAGGATCGCGTTGGCCGCGCCCGTGGGCAGCGCGTCGGTGCCGCGTACCGTTTCAGCCTTGGCCAGGATGGCCATCTTGCGCATGAGTTTTGCCATGTCGGCGTTCTCCGTCAGTTGGTTGGTTGATTGACTTGGGTTGTCGAAAGGAAAGGTCTGCCTGCGTGCAGTCAGAGGTAGCGCCAGGTCCGCAGCTGCAGCGCGACGCCGTGACAGCGCACGCCGCAGAAGGTGACCAGGCCGGTGCCGTCGACTTGCACGCCGTCGGTGCGCTTGTCGTCGGTGAGCGGGCCGGAGGCGCATGCGCCGCCGAAGGTGGGGTCGGCGCGCACGGCGTCGCGGATGTCTTCGACGAGCGCATCCAACACCAGCTCCGTGGCGGCGGCATCGTCGAAGGCGAGATAGCCGTGCACGGTCCAGGTGTCGACGCTCATCGCGCGGCCTGCGGCATTCACGCTGCGCTCCTCTGTCGCGATGCGGCGCAGCCACCAGCCGCGCAGCTGCTGGCCGCCGCCCGGCAGGTCGTACATGAAGAGCGCGCGCTGCGCTGCTTCGTCGGACAGGGAGCGCTCGCGGTCGTGAACGCGGCCGATCTGTGGCACGTTGTTCAGCGTCTGCACGATGGCGCTGCGAAGGGTGTCGAGACGGCTCATGCCTGGGCTCCGTTGCGTGTGTGGGAAGTCGAGTGACTGCGGTTGGGGAGTTGCATCGATCGCTTCGTTGGTTGGTGTATGAACTGTCGCGGCGAAGGCTTGTTTGGCTGAGGCCGACATCCGCCGGCCCCTTGCACCGATGCATCAAAAAAATCAGTTGATGCCGGGCCCGTTGCGGAACCACTGCCTCACGGCCTCTGCCAGCAGCGCCGTGCCGACGGCCATCGCGCCGCCCGATGCCGCACCGAACACGGCCGCTCGCTGCTCGACGGTGCGAAGCCGCCCGTCGAGCGCATCGAAGCGCGTGTCGAAGCCGTCCATGCGGCGGTTCTGCCTGTCCTGTCCGTCCTTCAGGGCCTGCACCAGGCCGTGGATCTGGCCGAGCAGCAACAGCTCCTGGGTGCGTGCGTGGAGATCGCTCATTGAGTGGGTCTTTCTGTGAGGAACTCGATCAGCGCGCGGTACCGGAGGCGGTCCGCGGCGCATGACCTGGCGTTGATGTCGTGGTTGGTCCAGGCGTCGTCGACGCTGAGGCCGGCATCAGCAGCACAGGCTTCGCCGGAGGTGTCAGCAAGTCCGCAGGCACCCGCGGGTACGTCGGTGCCCGCGAGGGCGCTGTTCCACATCCAGACAGCAGCAAGGCTGAGGCGATGAGGGCCGCGGACAGCGTCGCGCTGTGGGTCGCCAGGCGGCGCAGCATCCGGTGCCGGTCCGAATGCTGCAGCCTGCGCAGAACTGGTAGGCCGCTCAGCGCGGCGATCAGGAACAGCGGGAGGAATGACAAGAGAAACGCGCTGACGTAGATCACGGGTCGGGCCTTCGAGGGAGAGGTAACTGGACTGCAGCGCGCTCGCGCCGAGCTGGTACTGCGCCGAGGCGGCGCGTCCGCGCTCGTACTCGGCCTGCAGGTCTTGCGCGAGCTGCGTTGCGCGCTGCGCTTCCTTCTGCTGCCAGGCCGCACGCTCCTGCATGCGACCGGCGCCGTGGATCGCGAAGCCGGCTGCTGCCAGCAGCAGCGCAATCAGCACGCCGGCGATCAGGCCCGCCCAGGCCCTGGCCGTGAGGTTCATGGCGCATTCCCCATGCACTGCGCGTGCAGCTTGAGGCGGTCTTTCCAGAGACCGGCGCAGGTCTTGTTGCCGGGTGCGGAGCAGTCGACTCCGCCCGCGTACTTCCAGCCGAGGATCGCGTCGCACGCACCCGCGTAGTCGCCTGCATTGAGGCGCTGCACCAGCACCGAGGTGCCGCCCTTGCGGCCGCCGGTGCAGAAGTTGGATGCGCCGATGTTGTAGGCCAGGCTCACATACGCGTCGTACTCGTGCTGGTGCAGCGGCACCTTCACGCATTGCTTCAGCGCGTGTTCGTAGGTCTGCACGTCGCGCAATGCGCGTTGCAGTGCAGGCACGGGCGTGGTGGTGTCGCCCATGCGCACGCCCTCGGTCGTTCCGAAGCCGATGGTCGGCACGGCCAAGCCATGAACAGGGTCGGGGTACGCCCTGTCGCTGTAGCCCTCGCGCGCGACGATGCCGATGAGCCCGGCGGCACTGAGCGCGAGCACGGCGAGCATCTGCCGCGGGGTCTGGCCCCGCTCACGCCCGCGGCGATGCCTGATGAAGAAGAAAGGTGTTCGGGAAGTGTCTTTGCCCATGGCCCGAATCGTCGGGCGCAAGGGTCAAATGGCTGAGGCCGACATCGGCCGGCCTCGGCTTCAGGAAGCGCTGCTTCCTACACTGCGACGCCTGTCGCGAGGCTTCAGATTTCGCCGCCGTGCCAGACGACGCGGCCGCTGATGTGCAGTTCCGCCGCCTGCTCGGCGCTCAGCACCTGCGGCTTGTACGCGGGGTTGTAGCTGATGATCTGCAGGCCCCCGGTGGAGAAGTCGCGCTGCAGCACCTTCACGTAGTCGTGGCCATCGAGCTGGATGACGTACACGCCGTCCTGGTCGAGCGACTTGGTCGCGGTGTCGACCAGCAGGATGTCGCCGTTGTTGATCTTGTCGGCCATCGAGTCGCCGCGCGCATGGACGATGCGCGCGTGCGCCGGCTTCACGCCCTTGCGCGCCATCCACGAACGGCTGAACGCAAAGCGACCCATGTGGTCCTGCGACCCGTTGACGGCGCCGTTGCCGGCGCTCACGCGGACGTCGAGCAGGTCGACCAGCACGAAGGCCTCGTCGTCCAGCCCGGTCGACAGCTGGCTAGGCGGATGAGCCGACTGAAACGGGTTGAGCTCGGCGGGATCGACCCCGAGCGCAATGGCCATCACGTACAGCTGCTCGAGGCTGGCATCGCTGACGCCCCGCTCGATGCGTCCCACGGTATTGAAGTGGAGCCCGCTGCGCTGGGCGAGGTCGTCGATGGTCAGTCCCTTCTGCTTGCGCAGATCGCGCACGCGCGCGCCTTGCGCCAAGGCCAGTTCACCGACACGAGCCTTCACCTCGATGTCGTCGGGTGGAGTGTTGATTTGCGGCGTCACGGTAACTCTGATTTGTGTGAACGCGCAGATGCTAGACATATGGAAGTACTTTTGCAACCTATTTCAGGTTAAAGAACTTCAAAAAGTTCGTTTTCATGTTTTTCTTGATTGCAAAAACTCACACGATGTGCATAATCGAGGCAACAAACACAAAACAGGGTATTCATATGAACTAACACCCCGTTTGGGTTAAAGGCGTGTGTGCAGCTGGTCGAAACAACCCGATCCGGTTTGAAAAGACACCAGGGCACGCGCGTCGACACCGGAAAACCGAGCAGCAGTGCCACGAGCGAGGAGGAACGTACTGTGAGAAGAGACCAAGCCAGGACCAGCGCCCCGGCGCGCCAGCAAGGGGGCGAGTGATGCAGGAAAACACGACTTCCGAATGGTTCGTCGCCAAGGCGCTGATGGCGCTCGCCCAGCGCCGCACCGAGGCTGGGCAGGAAGCATCGGCCGCCTCCGAACCCGCGCCCGACGCAATGGTCCGCGATGCAGACCCGTTCGCCGAGCGCCTGTGGAACCTGCTGCGCATCCGGCGCGCGCTGACGGCCGACGAAGCCGCGGCCCTGCTGGCCGGCGAGGACGACGACCTCACCCAGGGCCGCCGCCAGGCCGGCGCGCTCATGCTGTCCTGGTCGCGGCAATGCCCACGGGCCGTGCGCGTGGAAGCGCGGCGGGTGGACGGGCTCAAGCGCTATGCATTGCTGCGCGACATCGGCGCCACGCCCCCGGCACCGCGCGGAGGCTGCACCTCGTGACCAGTGCGCCGCCCTCATACATGAAGGAAGCCTGGTTCGCCCTGCTGCGCGATGCCTGCATCGCCCACCGACGCTCCGAGATCGCGGCGCGGCTGCACCTGAGCGCGGCCGCAATCAGCCAGATCCTGAACGGCAGCGGCAAGTACGGGGCCGGCAAGGCCAGCACCGATCGCATCGCCCGCCGGGTGCTCGACACCTTCGGCACCACCCCGACGAACGAAAAGGAAGAAGGAGCCACCGAATGAGCGTCACACCCGATCGAGACCTCGCCGGCGAAGTTCAGCGCGCCGTCGCCGCGCATCTCGAAGCCACCGAAGCCGCGTCCGCGAAGGAGCTCGACAACATGCTGGCGCAGCGCGTCGAGGGCTATCGGCCCGAGCCCGGCAACGTTGCGTTGCGGCAGCACCTGGCGAAGCTGGCCAGCAGCGGCCACGTCCACAGCGTGGCCGTCGGCGGCACGCCGCATTGGAAGCAGGGCCCCGGCCCCGTGGCCGGGCGCGTCGCCAAGGGCCGCCGGGTGATGCTGCTCGACTCCAGCGTCTACGAGCCCGAGGTCGTCCCGGTCATCAGGCCGGGTGCCATGGACTTCGCGCGCATCCCGAGCCTGCTGCTGGGCCATCGCAGCGACTACTGGGGCGGCTCGAATCAGGCGCACGCAAGCTGTCCGACAGCAGCTTGAGGAACAACGCAGACAACAACACGCCCCTATCTGGATCAGAGGAACACACGACCATGCACGCCCACGAATTCGTCAGCAGCGCACCGTTTCCGTCGAACAGGATCGATGCAGCCCCGTCGTCACGAGCTTCGAGCAGCTTCCGGCAGGCAGCCACCGCGCTGGCAAGCGAACTGCTGCCGCCCCGGCTGCGCGAGTTCGTGCGCCTGATCGGGTTGCCCGCGACGCTGCGGCTGATCGAGCGCTACGGCGGCCTGCGGATCTACATCCCGGCCCATCCGGCGCCGGACCATCCGCTGGCGGGGTTGATCGGTTTCGACAAGCTGCGCGCGCTGAGCGACGAGTACGCCGTCGACGGCATCGGCCTGCGCTTCGTGCTGCCGAAGGCCAAGCGGGCCTTCGACGCGATCCGCAACGAACGCATCCGCACCGACTTCAGTACCGGCAAGTCGGTGCGGGCCCTGGCGGCGGAACACAGGCTGGTGGAACGCCAGGTCGCCCGCATCGTCGCGGACATCGCGTTCCAGCCGTAGCCTTACTTCGCCTGCAGCAGCGCCGCAGCCTCCAGCAGCACCAGCTCGTTGTCGTCCGCCTTGTTCGGCTCGCGGCTGCTCGAGAACGGCAGGTTGTTGTCGTTGCCGACCACGATGTGCGTGGCGTCCACCACGTCGACGTTC